AGACTATTACGATCCAATGGGAAGTTATGGAGCCTACGAGCCAAGCACCACGCAAGCAAAAGGAATTCGCACGGTATCTGCTGGAGCAGGAGCCGCAATCAACAACATTTATATCCATGACTGCGAATTCTACGATTTGTTGGAAGTGCTGACCACATCGCAGCGAATAAGTGGGAACTTTCATTTTGAGAGGAACCTCTGTTACACGTTTTATACCGGGGCTCTTGTGTTCGACTCCTCTGGTGGTGGCGGGACTACCAAGATCAACTGGAACACATTTTACGAGGCTTACGGGAAAGCGACCGACGCCAACATTGGATTGGGCACTCCACCCCATGTCGATTTTATTCAACCAAGAGCTGTACAACGAGATTGGACGCTTGAAATCATTGGGAATCTGATGTTTCCCGGCAACTCCAGAGAGCAAGCCCCCCAATGCATTTTCATGGATGACCAGCACGTTACTGGCGACGAGACGCATTTCTACACCGCAACGATCAAAGGTAATGTTTGCATCACAAACAGCACGCACGCGATCAGCGTATTGCAGTCAAAGGATTGCGACGTCATCGGTAACACGGTGATTCATGCAGACAACACGGCGACCATAGGAGCGAAGGTGTCAGTCGGGACGGGAACCGCTGGATACCCAAACGGCAACGGCGGCGGAAACGTGGTGAAGAACACGGTTGCACACACCATTAACGGGGCCAGCACAGAGACAAATAATAACGAGTACGGCGCGTACACCACGGCCGCGCTGACGGATCGCTTCGACGGACCATCTTTTACCGGATTAAATACAAGATCTGCGGTGCTTTCGGCGTTGTCGATGAAGGCCGCTGGCCAACTCGATCAAACGGTAAAGATCGGCGCGGTAGGGTCCGGATACGTTGACTTTGAAGCACGCACTCTAAACGGAGCGATGGAATAATGGCGATTGCATTTCGCTCCCACACGACAGGACAGCACGACGGAAGTGTTGCTGCCACGACTCACTCCGTAACGTTAACCAAGCCAACGGGACTTGCAACGGGTGACTGTTTGGTTGTGGTCGTTTCAGGGCGCGAGGACGACGGTGTAAGCCGCGCCCTTACATCTGATGTTTCATTTAGCGGCTTTACATTGGTTAGCGAAAGCAGCGCATACACTGCCTCTACCGTTCAACGTAAATGGACCTTTCGCAAGGCGATCACTGACGGAGCTGGAGAACCTGCGAGTTACACCTTCACTGCAACGGGAGCCGGCACCAACAAGCTCAACCTTGTAGGCATTGCAGCCGCTTTTAGTGGTGTGGATACAGCGTCTCCTGTTGACGCATCCAGCACGTTTGATGGAGAAGTAACCAGCACCACGCTGACCTTCAACGGGGTTACGACAACCACCGCGAACACCATGCTGGTGATGTGCGGCGCAGCACGGCGCGGCACGCCTACGGCAACATTCAACGACGGCACTGAGATTGCCGAGTCGGCTCAGGTTGGAACGGCTACTCTTGGTGGCGGTACTACTGCATATATGGGCTATCTAGCTCAAGCTAGCGCGGGGGCAAGCGGTGATAAGACCGCGACGCTAACGGAATCTCGTGAGAACGACGGCCTCATCGTCGCACTTAAAGAAGCCGCATCCTCCGGCCTCACCATCACCTCCGTCACGCCATCCTCTTTCGACTCCGGCATCGCGGGCATCGTGATCGCGGGCAGCAACTTCGGGGCATCGCAGGGGAGCAGCACCGTCGACATCGGCGGTCAGGCCCAGACGGTCACGGCCTGGAGCAACACCAGCATCACCATCACCTCGGCGCGCGGATCGAACTCGATGGGCGCCGGGCAACTCAAAGTCACTATCAGGTAAACGACGATGGCACTGCCGAACGATTCCATTGCGGTCACTCCCGGCACTGGCGCAACGGTTGCCACGCAACTGGTGTCGTCCAAGGAATACCAGGTGGTGATGCTGGCGGCTCAAGATGGGCATCTTGTCGGCAGCAATCCGCAATACCGTCTGATCTGCCCAAGTCAGGCGGTCGGTGCAAACAAGGTGTTCGTGGACTTTTTCAACGCTACCGGAAGCGGCGTCTCCATCCGCGTTCTGGCGGCTTACTGCTACGTCGACAACGACACCGCCGTCACGGGCACGCTGGGCGTGGAGATCAACCTGACCCGCACGACGGCGGTTGGTACAGGCGGCACGGCGGCGACTACAAACGGCACGGCGCTGAACGCTATTACCCTCAGCACGATGGACACCGCCAACGCAGCGCTGTCGGCCAACATTACCGCACGCTCTGCTCCCACGGGTGGAGCAACGGCAGGCGCGTTGATCGGGCAGCGATTTGTCTTTACAGAAGAAACTAACGCAGCCACAGGCATTGCGGGGGTGCTCGGCGCTGAGTTCGTGCGTAACGAAGGCGCAGATCTGATCGTGCGCGAAAACAGCGGACTGCGATTCGTGCAGGGCACCGTGGCATCGGTCGGTAATGTGAGCTTTGAAATAACCTTCGAGACGTTCTAAGCGCGGGGCGGGCTGATCCCTCATGTCCATTCTGCTGCTATTTGCGAACGCTAACGCCAACGTCACCCTGACGCCAGGCGCCGCAACCCTGGCGACTGCGGGGCAGGCGCCTGCGCTTCTGACTACCGTGGCGCCCGCGGCAGGCAGTGTTGCCATCACCGGCAACGCGCCGGCCGTTGCGATCAGCACGCCGGTCACGTTCGTGGCGCAGCCGGCAGCGGGTGCAGCTGCCGTCACGGGCTACGCACCGACGATCGTCCAAGCGCTGGCCGCGCTCACCCCAGCCTCGGGGACGGTGGCCATCACCGGCTTCGCGCCGGGCCTGCAATCCACGCTCTTTCCGGGCACCGGCACAGTCGCCATCACCGGCTACGCCCCAGGGCTGACCACGACGGTCTTCCCGGGTGTGGGCAGCGTGAGCGTGACAGGCCACACGCCGACGGCGAGCGTTACGGCCGGCGTTGAGCCCGCCACGGGCACGCTTGCGCTGACGGGCTACGGGCCGACGCTCCTCACCACGCTCTCGCCGGCCGCAGGCGCTCTCGCGATCACGGCTTACACCCCCGTCACCGCGCAGAGCACCACAAGCCCCGTGACCTTTGTCGCGCAGCCGGGTGCCGGCAGCCTGAGCGTGACGGGCTACGCGCCTACCATCAGTCAGGTGGCAGCTCTCACACCTGCCGCAGGCACCGTGACGCTCGCAGGCTTTGCGCCTACGCTCCTGACCGGCATCGCCGGCACCTGGGTGCTCGAGCCCGGCGCGGGCACCGTGGCGATCACCGGCTACGCACCGACACCGCGCATCGACATCTTTGTCACCCCCGCAACCGCCAGCCTCACGCTCGCGGGCCACGCCCCGGTGCTGGAGACGCTGATCCCCGTCGATCCGGCCACCGCGATCACCGTCACCGGTTACGCGCCCACGCTGCGCACCACGCTCACCCCCGGCGCCGACACTCTGGATTTCGTGGGCTACGCCCCCAACCTCGCCGCGCTTTACCCCTTCCCGGGGGACGTGCGCGAGGGCACGATCTACGGGCCGGGCGGTATTTACACCGGTACGCTGAAGCGCCCGAGCACCTGGCTGCGCCGTCGCTGATGTATCCGTGAGAGATCCTGTGCGCACATAGACTTTCCGTCATCAGGAGACCCTCCTCATGGCGTCGATCGTCCAGATTTGCAACATGGCCCTCTCGCACATCGGAGCCGGGCCTCTGATCTCCAGCATCTCGCCCCCCGACGGCTCGGTCGAGGCGGGCTACTGCGCGACCTTCTACGACATCGCCCGCACCGAGCTCTTGGAGCCCGGCACGTGGTCCTTTGCACTGAAGCGCGCCGAGCTTGCCACCGTCACCAACGCGAGCTCTGCGTGGGTCTATGCCTACGCGCTACCGTCGGATTGCCTGCGCGCCCTGCGCATCCTGCGTCCCGGCGTGGCCGTGACGGTGTTCAATCAAGACGAGGTGGCGCTGCGCCAGGACGATCGTGACGGGGCGCCCTTTGATCTCGAGGGCCAAGTGCTCTACAGCGATCAGGAGGAGGCCGTGCTTCTCTACAGCGTGGACGTCACCGACTCCGCGCGCTTTAGCGCCTCGTTCACCGCGACGCTCTCGTATCTGCTGGCGAGCTATCTCGCGGGACCCATCATCAAAGGAAACGAAGGCGCGCGGGTGAGTGATGCCATGCGCCAGAGGGCGATGGCGATGGCGGATGTTTCGCTCGCGAGCGCCGCTAACGCGAGCTCAGCCGAGACCTTTGTCACCTCCAGCATTCTGGCCGCCCGCGCGTGACGAACAAGGTACTGCTGCGATCCTTTGCAGGCGGCGAGATCACGCCTGAGCTAAACGGTCGCCTAGATCTCGACAAGTACCAGACCGGGCTCACGCTCGCCCGGAACTTCATCACGCTCCCCCACGGCCCGGCTGCCCGGCGCCCGGGCACGCGCTTTATCAACGAGGCCAAAGACTCCACCCGCAAGGTGCGCCTGATCCCGTTTCAGTTCTCGGCCACCCAGACCGCGGTGCTGGAGTTCGGGCACCAGTACATCCGCTTCCACGTCGACGGCGGTACGGTGCTCGAGACGGCCAAGGCGATCACCTCGATCGTGGGCGCCACGGTCACCGTGACCGCGCACGGGTACGCGACCGGCGACTGGGTCTACATCGGCACCCGGTTCCACAAAATCACTTCCACGGGTGCGGACACGTTCACCACGACGGACCTCTGGAACGTGGCCACCGCGGCCTCGGGCGCAACCGCGGCGCGCGTCTACACCCTGTCCACCCCCTACGTGGAGGACGATCTCTTCACGCTCGGCTACGCGCAAAGCGCCGACGTCATCACGATCACCCACCCGAGCTATGCCGCTCGCGAGCTCTCGCGTCTCGCGGCGGCCAGCTGGACCCTGACGGCGATTGACTTCGCGCCCCCGACCGGCGCGCCTGCCACCGTGACCGCCACCCCCACCACGGCCGTGGCGGGCGTGAACACCAGCGCCTCCTACGTCGTCACCGCGGTGCAAGCCGACGGGGTCACGGAGTCGCTGCCGTCCAGCGTGGTCACCGCCTCGAACGATCTCACCAAGCAAGGTAACTTCAACACCATCGCCTGGAGCGGGGTGGCCGGCGCCTCGCGCTACAACGTCTACAAGCTCCGAGGCGGCATCTACGGGTATATCGGCCAGATCATCGCCGACACCTCGCTCGGCTCGACGATCTCCACGATCTCGCGTTCAGCCGGCACGACGGTGATCAACATCACCACCGCCGCCGCGCACGGCATCACCTATGGCGCGTTGAAGCGCGTCTACGTGGCCGGCACCGGGGTGCCCTCGCTGGACGGCACGTTCTTCCTGAGCGCCGTGCCGGCCGTGAACCAGTTGACGCTGTTTTCCTACGTGACGACCGCGGCCTCTGCCACCCAAGGCACCGCGACCGACGTCTCGACCACCAGCGCGCTCTCGATCAAGGACGACAACGTCCTGCCAGACACCCTCACCCCGCCGCCCGATGACATCATCACCCTGAACAAAGAGGCCTCCGATTACCCCGCCGCCGTCACCTATCACGAGCAGCGGCGCTGGTTTGCGGGCACCGACGGCAAGCCCCAAGTCTTGTGGGCCACCCGCATCGGCACCGAGAAGAACCTGACCTCAAGCCTCCCCTCGCGCGATGCCGACGCGCTCGAGATCAAGATCGCCGCCACCCAGTACAACCGGATCCGGCATCTGATGGCGCTCTCGGATCTGATTGCGTTTACCGCAGGCGGGGAGTTCCGCATCTTTGCCGACGGGGCGCCGGCGATCACGCCCACCTCGGTCAGTGTCAAACCCCAAGGCTACGCGGGCTCGGCGAACGTGCAGCCCGTGGTGACCAGCGGGTCGATTCTCTACGTGCAGGCTCAGGGCGCGCGCGTACGCGAGCTCGCGTACAACTGGGAAGCAAACTCCTACAAAACAGTCGACGTCTCGATCCTCGCCCCCCACCGCTTCAACGGCTACACGCTCACCCAGCTCGCCTACAGTCGCGCGCCCGATCAGATCTTCTGGGCCGTGCGCAATGACGGTGTGCTGCTCGGCATGACCTATGTGCCCGATCAGAGAGTCTTCGGGTGGCACGCCCATGACACCGATGGCACGGTTGAATCGATCTGCGTAGTGGCAGAAGGCAACGAGGATGTGCTGTATCTGCTGGTCAAACGCAGCGTCAACGGGCGCGATGTGCGCTACATCGAGCGCCTGAACACCCGCATCTTTACCGATCAGGAAGATGCCTACTTTGTGGACGCGGGTCTCACCTACGACGGCGCCCCCGCAACCACCGTGACCGGCCTCTGGCACTTGGAAGGCGAGAATGTCCACATCCTCGCCGACGGCGCCGTGGAGCCCCCGCAGACCGTCACCGCAGGCGCCGTGACGATCGGCACGGCCGCGAGCACGATTCACCTGGGGCTCCCCATCACCGCGGAGCTGCGCACGCTGCCGCTCGCGCTGGAAGGCGCGCAGGCCGTGGGGCAGGGCACGGTCAAGAATGTCAACAAAGTGCACCTGCGTGTCAGTCAGTCGAGCATCGTGCAGGCAGGCCCTGCCTTTACGCGGCTGCGGGAATACCCCGCGCGCGCGATCACCGACCCCTACGGATCCCCACCCGGTCTGCGCGACGGTGAGCTCACGGTCTCGATCGATGCCTCCTGGAACCAAGACGCCACGCTTTGCATCCGCCAGGACGAGCCGCTCCCGTTGACCGTCGTGTCGATGACGCTGGAGATGCAGGCCGGTGGCTGAGGTGACGATCTTCCGCGCCACACTCGCCGATGCCGAGGAGCTCTACGCGAACCTCCGCCCCGCCGATCGCGCCGAGTGCGAGGCCTACGGCAAACCGAGCGTCGAGGACGGTATCCAAGACAGCGTGAAAGACTCGACGGGTTTCTGCTGGACCGCCCGGCGCGAAGGCGAGCTGATGGCCGTCTTCGGGGTGGCCCCGATCGCGTTCACGGGGCAGTGGGGCGGCTTCGGGTCGCCCTGGATGCTCGGCACCCCGCTGCTCGACCGTCACCCGCGGATCCTGCAGCGCCTCGCGCCCGAGTACGTGCAGATCATGCTGAAGGCCTTCCCGCACCTGATGAACTTCGTCCACGCGAAAAACACCCGCAGTGTGCGTTGGCTGAAACGCCTCGGGTTCCACCTCCACGCCCCTGAGCTCTACGGCACCCGGGGCGAGTTGTTCCACCGATTCGAGATGCACGCCCATGTGTGAACCCGCCACGATCGCCCTGATCGCCACGGCAGCCAGCACTGTCGTCGGCGCCTACGGCCAGTACCAGCAGGGCCAAGCTGCGAACGACGCGGCCAAGTACAACGCCAAGATGAGCGAGTACGCCGCGCAGGACGCGCAGCGCCGAGGCGAGGAGGAGGCGGCGGCGATACAGCGCAAAGCTGCGTCGTTGAAGAGCACCCAGCGCGCAGCCCAAGCCGCCCGTGGCCTGGATGTGAGCTACGGCAGCGCCGCCGATCTGCAGGATGAGACCGATTTCTTCGGGCAGATGGACTCGGCCACCGCGCGCGCCAACGCCGCGCAACAGGCCTGGAGCTACCGCGCTCAGGGAACGCTCGCACGGGCCGAGGGCCGGGCTGCTGCCTACCAGGGCAAGCTCGGTGCGGCAGGGACGCTGCTCTCTGGCGCGGGGAAGGTGGCCAGCCGATGGACGCCAAGCACGGGCAGCGCGGCATCTACCGGAACGCCAAAAAACACACTCGGTAAAAACCCGAACTGGTACCTGAACGGGTACGGAGGCTGACCCATGCCCCAAGTCCCCGTCTACGGCGGCCCGCAGGTCGCAGCCGATCCGCTTCGCCCGGTGCAGGCCCGAGCGCTTGATGTCTCCTCTGGCACCCGTGCGATCGGGCAGGGGCTCGCGAACCTCGGCGAGGGCATTGATCGCTACGCGGAGCGCGAGGCGCAGGCCCAAGCCTTCAACGCCGAGGACACGCTCACCAAAGAGTGGCTGGCGTGGGACTCTCAGGCCCGCAAGCACTACGTGGGCGAGAAGGCAACCGAGTACGAAGCCGCTGCCGCCGAGTGGTGGGCCAAGGCCCCGGAGACCGTCGGCACCACCCTGAACCCCCGTGCGCGCGAACTGGTCGGGCGCAGCCTCGCGCAGAAACGAAACAGCGCGATGGCAAGCGTGATGACTGCGGCCGGTGCCGAGAAAGAGCGCCACGCCGATCAGGTCGCACTTGCCGACATCGACAGCACCCTGCAGTTCGGGGTCACGACCGGCAACGTCGATGCCGCCCGGATACAGATTCAGGAGAAGGTCTCGGCCCTCGGCGCCCGCAAGGGCTGGAGCACCGAGCTCGTGCAGAAGGCCCAAGGCGAGTACCTCTCCCAGATGCACATGGCGCAGATCGACAGCCTGCCGGCAGAGGCGGGGCTTGCGTACTTCCGGGAGCACCGCGACGAGATCGACTTCGACAAGCAGGGCCGCACCGAGAAGTACCTCGAGCGCAGCATCGAGGTTGAGCAGAAGCAGCGAGAGGCCGATGCGGAGAAGGCCACGCGGGATGCAGAAGACGCTGCCATGAATCAAGCGCTGTCGTTGTATGCCAACAACGACAAGGTGCCACCCTCACTGATGAGCACCCTCGCCCCGCGCGATCGAATCCAACTGCAAAACATGATCGAGACCCGCGCAGCCGGGCGCGAGGTGAAGACCGACATCGCCACCTACCTGGAACTGAACGATGCGATCGGCCGCGGTGAGGCCGTGGATCTGCGCAAGTACAGCAACGCGATCAGCACCAGTGATCTGAAGGGACTGGCCGAGAAGCAAGGCAAGTCCCAGCAGGACGGGTTCCTGACCGACGAGCAACGCCAGAACAAGGCCCTGCTCGATCTCGGTATCGACAAGAAAAAGCAAGGCGAAGAAGCCTATGCCGTGCTGGGGTTGATCGACCAGCGCACGCGCGAAGCGTCCACCGCCAAAGGCAACAAGTCCCTCACGCCTGACGAGAAGCAGGCCGTGATTGACGGTGTTGTTCTGGACCGCGTGTATGTGAACGAGTGGGGTACAGACCCGCAGAAACTTGCCCCGCTGCTGACACCCGAAGAGACCTCTGGCGCCTACGTCAAGGTGGGTGACAAGGAAGTGCTGATCTCTGCGGTGCCTGCCGACAAGCGCATGGCGATCATCAGTGCACGCCGTGCTCGAGGTCTGCCCGTGACAGAGCAGGCCATCGTCGAAACCTATTTGCGGAAGTACCCGAATGGCCAATGAGTTCGACGAGGCCCTTGATCAAGAATCCGCTGGTACTCTGCCGCCCCTGAGCTCGGGCCTTGAAAAGGGCGAGTTCGACGACGTCCTCGACACCGAGGTCTCCCAGCAGCAGAGCTACGTTCGCAACGTCATCGACATCGCAAGCAAGGACAACCCCGAGGCCGCTGCCGAGCGCGTTCGGCTGTCGCAGAGCACAGGGCTCCCGCCCGACGTCGTTGCCCGCAACCAGCAGGAATTGAAGCGCCGCGAGATCGCGCGCGCGATCGATCTGCAGCGCATGATGCGCGACTCGCCGGTGCTGTTCCGGCAGATGACCGACCCCACCTTCACGGCCGCAGCGATCGATGATCTCGACACCCTGCGACAAATCGAGCAGAGCTTCACCAACATCGCCAACTACGCCAAGAGCGGTGAGATGACGAGCGATGCCGGGGGCGCTGCGCGCTCTCTTGCACTCGGTGGCACAGTTGGTGTCGGCAAGATGATCTTCGACGTGTTCGGCGCCGCCACCGATCTGGTCGGACTGGACTACCTCTCCGGCGGCTACCGCACGATGTCGGAAAACGCGCGCCAGGCGATGGACGCCTACGGCCTGCAGGCCGACACCTCCACCGGGCGGGCCGTCAAATCAGGACTGGAGTCCGCAGGTCAGAACCTTGCACTCCTCCCACTCGGCCTCGAGCGGGGGCTCTTCCAGACCGCAGAGGCGGCAGGCGCCGCTGTCGCAGGCGCGATGAGCGTGGGTGTCGGGGCGGATTCCTACCAGCGCGCCCGAGGCGAGGGGGTAGGGCGGTTCAACTCCGCGCTGTACGGCATCAACGATGCGGGCGTCGAGTTCCTGATGGAGAAGATCCCGGCCGGGCAGTTGTTCAAGGGCATCGAGCTCGACAATTCCCTGCTGAAACAGTTGGCCCAGCAAACCGTCACAGAGGGCTGGACCGAGCAGGTCACTACGCTTGCGCAGGACTTCAACGAGTGGATGGCCCTGCACCCCGAGAAGACGACGGCCGAGTTCCTGGCCGAGCGACCGGAGGCGGCCTACCAGACGTTCATCGCCACCCTGATCGGGACCGGCGTGCAGACCACGGCGATCGCCGGCATCAACAAGCTGGTCGAGAAAGCCAGCGACCAGGCGCTGGTCTACGAGCAGGACCGGTTGAAGCGCCAACTGCAACTGGCCGGCATGTCCGCGCTGCGCGAACGAAGCCCCGAGCAGTTTCGCGCAAACATGGAGCAGGTCGTCGCTAACGCACCGGACGGTGCTCCGACCGAGATCCACGTCGATGCCGAGGTGCTGAATCAACTCACCCCTGAAATGCAGGCCCTCCTGCCCGAGGCGGTGCGCGCTCAGATCCCAGATGCACTAGCCATGAACGCCACCGTGCCGATCTCAATGGCCGATGTGCTCACCATCGCACCGGGCACGGAGCTCGAGCAGATCCTGAACGATAACGCCCGCGTCGGCAGCCCCGAGGCGCCCTCGCGCGTGGAGGCCGAGAAGGCGGCAGAGTTCATCCAGCAAGACGCCGAGCGCGTCCTGCAGCAAGCCCAAGACCAATCCGCCTGGCAGACCGAGGTCGACACCGTCCAGCAGACGATCAAGGGTCAGCTCGACCAGGCAGGGCGCTTCACGTCCGACGTGAACGAGTCCTACGCGCGCCTGCAGTCGCAGTTCTTCAGCGTGATGGCATCCCGGTTCGGGGTCATGCCCTCCGAGATGTACGAGCGATTCTCGCTGAAAGTCGCCGGCCAGATGGGGCAGGGCGAGGTGCTGAATGCGCAGTACGATCAGGGCGATGTACCTGTCACGGATCAGGTTGATCCGACTACCGGTTTACCCTTGAACGCCGACGGTACGGTGACGCTGTACCACCACACCAGCGCGGCCAATGCAGACAACATCCGCCAGTCCGGTGCATTGCGCTCTGCCGGGGAGCCTGACGTCTATCTTACGACGCGAGAGACGCCTGATACCGGCTACGGCGACACAGCTGTAAAGGTGCGCGTTGATCCAAGAAAGCTGCAACTCGACGATGAGTTTGCAGACGGGCGCATGGATTTTCGCATCAGCGTTGGTCGCCCTGGTGGGGCGCTTACGGGTGCTGAGTTTAATCAGTCGGCAACCATTCGGCAGGGAAAGGAAACTCTCAAAAAATACGGTCTCGATCCCACTAAGTCTTACAAGACCCGCGAAGTGGCAGCGGCGCTGGAAGCTCGGCAGCGCACAAAATACGGAACCATTGCAACCGATAATCGCAGCGAGACAGCGCTGGCCAACATTGCCAAGTGGATGGTCGCCGAGGTTGAGTTTGAAATGCAGAACCCCGAGAAGTCAGGGGTCGGCTGGTACTCGGAGAAATTTCAGCGCGCGCTCGACATCATGGGCGACGCCTTCCCAGAGTTAAAAACGGACAAGACTGCCCGCAACACGATGACGGCGCTGATCGCCATCACCTCGGACGGTCAGAAAGTAGTGCCCAACTTCGCGCAAGCGATGGACATCTACGGGAACTTCCGAGAGACCGGGCAGTTCACCACCACGCGAGGGCACCAGCGACAAGCCAGTATCGACAACAACCTTAAAGTGATCCAGCGCCTGCACGACACTATGGGCGCTGAGGCGATGCACGAGTATCTGATGCAGGAGGACACGATCTCCGAGCTGAAGAAAAAGGCCAAGGCGGCCGGCGGGGAGATGAAGTCTGACTACCAGGCACACATCAAAATGCCGCAAGCCGCTGTGGAGTTTGGCCCCAAGCTCGGCGCGTTTTACGCCAACTTGATGGGTGCCCATGGCTATCTGACGATGGATCGCTGGTGGTCGCGCACCTTCAACCGCTACCGCGGCACGCTGCTTACGGCTCCTACCCGTCAAGGGCTGGACCGGTTCAAGCAACTTCTGGGCAACCCGGAACTGAGTGACGACGAGGCGCTTGCAGCAACGGTCGAGCACCGCAAGAGCTACGAGGCCAAGGGGTTCAAAAACGGCACCGAAATCGAAAAGGCAGCCAACACCGTTGGCAAGGCAGCATTCGATAATCTGGAAGATGCCCCCTTCAACGCGACCGACCGCACGTTCATGCTGGACGCGGTAAACAAGGCCCAGAAAGCCTTGAAGCGGAAAGGAATCAACTTGAGCATCGCCGATATTCAGGCGATACTCTGGTACTACGAGAAGAGGCTTTATGGCGAACTCGGCGCAAGACAAACCGCAGACATCAGCTACGAAGAGGCAGCCCAGCGCGTTGCCTCTGGCTATGCCAGTGGATCAGGAATCGAGTCTCTTCTCGATGACACCGGAGCAGCACCAGGCGATGGTGGAACAAATGCGGGCGGAGTTTCTCCGGGCGAGGAACTCTACCAGTCCGCCGATGGCGTCCTAGAACAACAAGCCCGCGGCACCTTCAACCCGCAGACGCTCCTGATCTCACTCGGTCCCCAGTCCGATCTCTCGACCTTCCTGCACGAGTCAGGTCACTTCTTCCTTGAGGTGATGGCAGATCTCGCAGCCCTGCCCGATGCGCCCGCCCAGGTGCGCGAGGACATGGACAAAGTGCTCACGTGGTTCGGCGTGCCGGATCTCGCTACCTGGCAGGGCTACACGCTGGACCAGAAGCGCGAGCATCACGAGCGCTGGGCAGAGTCCTTTGAGCAGTACCTGCTGGAAGGCAAAGCCCCCAGCGCTGAGCTCCAGCCGCTGTTCCGCCGGTTCCGCACGTGGTTGGTCAATGTCTACAAGTCCCTTGCGGACTTCATGCGTGGGCGGAACCTCGAGGTCAATGACGAGATCCGCCAGGTCTTCGACCGCATGCTCGCGACCGACGCAGAGATCGCACAGGCCGAGGAGGTCGCAGGGTTGCTCCCGGACTTCGACGGCACCAACGAGGCGATCGAGCGCCTGCAGGCCCGCAAGATGCGGGATCTCAAGTGGACGCTGAACGCGCGCTCCAAGTTCCTGAAGCAGTTCACCCGCGAGGCACGCGAGGCGCGCAAGCTGATTTTGCAGGAGGTGCTGGCGGAATTCGATCAGCGCCCCGACGCGATTGCCGCCCGTGCAATCCGCAAGGTGCGCAACAAGGAAGGCGCTGAGCGCGATGCCAAGCTGGAAGGCATCGCGGCGGCCCAAGGCTATGGTTCTGTGCAGGAGATGGACGTCGCGGTACAGGCTCTCGGTCCCGTAAACGAGGCGGTCGAGGCAGAAGTTGATCGGCGCATGACCGAGCGTTACGGCGAACTCTCCACGCCCGAGGCACTAGAGAAGGCCGCCAACGAGGCCGTCTACAACGAGGCCCACATCCGATCGCTGGCCACTGAGCTAAAGACCCAGCAAGAGGCGCTGTCCGAGCGCCAGAGCACAGGGCGCGTCAGCGCAACCGGCCGTCCGATCACCGTGAACGCCCTGGTCGCTGCGGCCAAGCAGTTCGCCGAGGACATCACTGCCCGGCGCCGGGTGCGTGATCTGAAGAGCGCTGCCCAGCAACATCGCGCTGCCACGGCGCGGGCCACCAAGCGCTGGGAGCAGGCTACCCGTAAGGGGGAAACCAAGGATGCCATCCAGGCGCAGAAAGATCGCCTGCTGAACGCTCAGGCTGCGAAGAGCCTGCTGGAAGCGCAGACCGAGGTTGAGAAGACGATCGGCTACCTGCGCAAGTTCAACAAGGACAGCATCCGCCAGAAACTCCCGCCCGAGTACCTCGACCAGATCGACAAGCTCCTCGAGCGGGTAGACCTGCGTGCATCCGTATCGGGCAAGCAGATCGACAAACGCGCATCGCTCAAGGCGTGGATGGAGTCGCAGAACGAGCTCGGCATCGACCCGATCATCCCTGAGAACCTGCTGGAGGACATCCGCCTCACCAGCTACAAGATGATGACGGTCGAGGAGATCCGTGGTCTGCACGACACGATCCGAAACATCGAGCATCTGGGCAAGCTGAAGTCGAAGCTGCTGAAGGCCAAGGACAAGCGCGAGTTTGATGCCGCGGCTACGGCATGGGCGGACAACATCCGCGCCAACGGCGGCGAGGCGGTTGTGCGACTGGAGCCCGACGGTCGCCTGACCCGGCTCTTCAAGGGGGCGTGGGCTGAGCACCGTAAGCTGAACAGTCTGGTGCGCCAGATGGACGGCGGTCAAGACGGCGGGATCGGATTCCGCCTCCTGATCGCCTCCATGAACGAGCAGGGCACGCAGGAAGACGTCGCGCTCGAAAAGGCAGCCGCTGCACTGGGGCCGATCTTCGCGCCCGTGGACGCACTGCCCGGCGGTCTGAGCGGGGGTCAGGTTTACATCCCGGAGATCAGTGCCAGCCTCTCGCGCGCAGCGCGCTTGGCGATTGCGTTGAACTGGGGTAACACGCAGAACCGCCAGCGCGTAATGGACGGCGACGGGTGGACACAGGCCCAGGTCGAGGCTGTCCTCGCCACGCTCACGCCGACCGAGTTGGAGTTTGTGAACAAGGTCTGGGAGCACCTGGACTCGTACTGGCCGGAGATCAAGGCCAAGCAGCAGCGCGTGTCGGGACTGGTCGAGGAGAAGGTGGCCGCCGAGCCCTTTGCGATCAAGATTGCTGACGGCACGATCGTCGAGATGCGCGGGGGCTACTACCCGATCAAGTACGACCCGGACCGATCCGTGCGCGCGCAGATCAACGATGCCAAGCAGGCAGCGATGGATATGCTGCGAGGCGCCATGCTGCGCCCGACCACGCGCCGGGGGCACACCAAGGCGCGGGTCGACGAGGTCTACGGTCGACCGATCCGCAAAGATCTGGCGCCCATCACCCAGCACATCACGCAGGTCGTGCATGACCTTGCGTGGCATGAGTGGGCGATCGACGCCAATCGCCTGCTGGCCGACAAGCGCATTGCCGCGGCAATCCGCGAGCACTATGGCCCCGAGACACACCGCGCCATGACCGATACCGTGGAGGCGATCGTGACCGGCGACGTCGGTAAACAGACCGACATCGACAAATTCCTGCTGATAATCCGCAGCAACGTCACGCGCTCAATCATGGGCGTGAGCGCTACGACCGCGCTGCTACAGCCTTTCGGTCTCACGCAATCAATGGCGCGGATCGGTGTCACGCCAGTGCTGAAGGGCGCCTGGCGCTGGGCGGGCGATGCCGTGAAGATGGAGTCTTCGCTTGAGTGGATCCACACCAAGTCTGACTTCATGCGCCTGCGCGCGAAAACATTCAACCGCGACCTGCGCGAGATCAATCAGCAGATTCAGGGGCGGTGGAAAGTCACCCAAGTGATGGACGCGGTGCTGTTCGCGCCAATGCAGAAGATGCAGATGATCGCCGACGTGCCGACATGGATCGGTGCTTACGAGAAAGCGCTCTCCGAGGGTCAGACCGAGGAGTTAGCCGTGGCAATTGCCGATGAGGCCGTGCTCTCCAGTCAGGGCGGTGGCAGCATCAAGGATCTGTCCGATGTCCAGCGCAATCACCCATTCCTCACTCAGTTCTACTCCTACTTCAATGCCACACTCCAGCTTGTGGCTGAATCCACTGCGCTCACCAATTGGAAGAACCCGCGCGCGGTCGCCGGGTGGGTGGGGGACATGGTACTGCTCGCCATGATCCCGGCCATTCTGCCCGCGTTGATCACTTACGCCTTGAAGGGTGGCGGTGAGGATGACGAGCCCGAGGACTGGGCCAAGCGCATTGCCGGCTGGCAGGCATCCTACCTGCTTGGCATGTTTGTCGGCCTGCGCGATCTTCCCGCGATTTGGGGACCGTTTGACTATCAGGGCCCTCCTGCCGGAAAGCTGTTCAACGACGGCAAGCGGCTGGTGCAGCAGGCAAATCAAGGGGAGATCGATGATCCGGCCGTGCTGGCGGCGATCTCCTTAATCGGCACCGTCCTCGGTCTCCCCACCACCCAAGTGATCCGCAGCTACAAGGGCTGGCAGGCATGGGACGAGGGCGACGCTCCGGCAAGCTCCATCCTGTTCGGGCCACCACCCAAAGACTGATGTATCCGTGAGGGGCACCCCTGCCACCTAGCATAGGCGAAGGTTGCAGGAGTCCCCCGCGCATGACCATTTCCGCCACGGCGCGCCGCGCCGGCCCCTTCCTCGGCAACGGTGCGGCGACATCGTTTGCGTTCACCTTCAAGGTGTTCAGCAGTGCCGATATTGCGGTGAGCGTCGCGAACAGCGCGGGCGTTGAGACTGTGCTGGTGCTCGATGCTGACTACACCGTCACGCTGAACGCCAACCAGGACACCTCACCCGGCGGCACCGTCACCTACCCGATCTCGGGCGTCCCGCTGCCCGTGGGCAGCACGCTGGTGATCGTGGGTGACATCGACTTCAACCAACCGCTCGATCTGCCCGCCGGCGGTAACTTCTCGCCGCTTGCGCTGGAGAACCAGCTCGACCGCACGGTCATGCAGATCCAAGAGCTAGACGAGCGCCTTGGGCGCGCGCTGCTCTTGCCGGTCAACAGCTCGTTCACGGTTGCGCTGCCGACCCCTGCCGCAGGGGAGCTACTGGGCTGGGACCAGTCCGAGACCAGCATCATCAACTACACCTTCGAGGACATCGTCAGCGCCGCGATGTTCACGAGCTGGGTGTACGACACGTTCACCGGCACGGGTGCACAGACCGTGTACACGCTGCAGCGCTCCCCGGGTTCTATCGCCAACTGCGATGTCTCGGTCGATGGCGTCACACTGGTGCCGCTCACGGACTTCAGTCTGTCAGGTGCCACGCTGACGTTCATTACGGCGCCCGCCAACGGCGCCGAGATCCTGGTGCGCTACGGCGACGCGGCCGCGCAGCGCACCTATGCCGTGGAAACCGAGCGCAAGCTCGCCACCGCCGGGCAGACGGTCGTCACGCTGACGCAGGTCACCTACGTGCCAGGCAGCAACCACATCGCCGTGTATCTGAACGGTGTGCGCCTGTCGGCAGGTATCGACTTCACCGAGACCAGCAGCGCGTCCATCACGCTGACCGACGCACTGGCGTTGAATGATGAAGTTGTCTGCGTGGTGGGCAGTGAGCTCACCGCATCGGTCGCGTCTGAAAATGTCGGGTTCCTGCAGGCAGGCGCCGGTGCCGTCTCGCGCGATGTGCGCAGCAAACTGCGCGAGCAACTGGTGTCGGTGAAGGATTTCGGGGCGGTCGGTGATGGTATTGCCAACGACACGGCCGCGATTCAGGCCGCGTTCAATGCGATCAGCGACCGCGAGATCTTTTTCCCGGCAGGCACCTATCTCTGCGGTGCCGTGACGATCCCCAACCAGTGCCGCGTTGTGGGGGAGGGGGCAGATGCCACCTACATCAAGGCGAGCGGCGCTGCAATTAATGTGTGGACCGTTACGACCACGGCGCGCGTGGATGTCGAGAACCTGACGTTCAGCCCGGCGGTGGAGTCCGTAAGCCAAACCGCTGGCGCCTATCTCAAATACGACCCGGCATCCGGCTACAACTTTGGCTCGCGTATCAGAAACTGCATTTTCGTTCGCGCGTATCGCGGGGTCCAGTTCATTGATGCCGCCGGCTGGTCGATCGAAGACTGCTACTTCCCGCTCTACACGTTTGCAGTTGAAGTGCAAAACATCGACACGCCAGATGCTGGGGACAGCACGATCCGCGCGTGCGTGTTTGATGCAGCCGGCGCGACGGGAACAGCGATCCGGCAATTGAGTTCCGGCGGACTGCGCATCGTCAACAACAAAATTCTAAACGGCGACCGGGGCTACTACGGGGTGTACGACAGCAGCCCCAGCAGCACCAGCATCCTGCTGATTCAGAACAACTCAATCGAATCACAAGCGACCGCGGGCATTGCGCTCAACTCCACCAGCAGTACCAGTTTCAGCATGGTGGTGATCGAGGGTAATCAGTTCAGTGTGGCGGCCTCGGGCGTCGGTCTGACCCTGATGGACCCGGGTTACGACTACCTGGACTCCGTCAACATTTCGGACAATCTGTTCAATCTGGGCACCTTCTCCAAAGGGGTGAACTTCGCGCGCGGTGCGCGGATCACGCTGCTGCCGAATACCTTCTACGGCAACAGCACCAACGAGACCGCTGTCACCATCGGCGCCAACGTCGACTCGGCGGTGCTGTATCCCCAGGTCGTGCTCGACTGTACGACCGATTTTACGGGCGTGTTCACCAACGTCACGTTCTACGCCGGCCTGTCGCTCTCTGGAACGGTCAGCACAACCACCGGCAGCGCCTACAGCTCGATGTACATCTCGGCCGAGCAGACGGTCACGTTTGCCTCGGCGTTCCCTGTAGCGCCGAAAGTGCAGGCCACGCTTAACAGTACGGCAGGCGGTGGCGTGTCGGTCGCCGTCTACAGCGTCACGACCACTGATTTCAAGATGAAGATCATCGGACTGACCAATGGCGGATCGGTGTCCGCGAATTGGTTCGCAACCCTCTGAGGTGAGCAATGCCTGCACTGAGTAAATCCCGCCAGGTTGCCACGCTTGCTGACACGATTGTGTCCGTCAAAGACTTCGGAGCCGTAGGCGACGGGGTGACGGACGATACGGCGGCGATACAGGCTGCGATTGATGCGGCCAGTGCAGCTGGCGGAGGTGAGGTTGCATTTGATGTTGGGGTCTACGTTTCGCAAAAACTAACTTTGCCATCGGTAGTGGTTTTAAGTGGGAAAGGGTCTGGTGCAACAACGATAAAACTAAAAAATGGGTCCAACTCAGCGCTTATTGAAACAAAAGATTTTGCAGCGCTGACTGGAACAAACAAATGGTTTGTAGGCACAGAAGGTGTGCCTTATGGGTTTGGCGTTACTGGCGTAACTCTTGATGGAAACAAGGCAAACCAAACCGCTGGAAATTGCGTCAACATTTATGGAAAGAGATATGTTGCAAACGACGTTGTTGTAAAAGATGCCTACGGAGTTGGTTGGTATACAGAATGTGCTTTTAAAGGTGGTCAAAACGATTGGAGAGATATGCCGGAAGCCCGCATTGACGGCTTGTACGTTCATTTGTCAGGAAGCCACGGTTTACAGGTTCGCGGACCGCACGATTTAGTTATTGGCTCGGCTTTTGTTTCACAATCTCAAGGCGATGGCGTTCGCATTGAATCTTCCACCAACGTATATCAGGGGAACTGCGACATAGGGCTGATTCATTCATACGGCAACGCTGGAATGGGCTTTTACTGCCAAACATTAGTGAATGCTGATGTCATTATTGGGGAAACCAATGCTGAAGAAGGCGTAGTTTTTGATACCGGCTCAGGGGTTTCAACGTGCTCAATCATCCGTGCTTTTGGCAATGACTATGCGTCAACAGGGTCGTATTACAACGTGAGGCTGGCGGACGGAATACAAGCTGGGGTAATCCATTGCTGGGACACTGCTTATCAAAGCGCCGGTGGTATAAACATAACAAATACTCAAGTACAAATTGGGACCATCAATGTTCTTTCGCTTATTGCCCACAACGGTAAGGGTATTTACAGCGCAGGTGTTGCCAACTTGGACATCGGCTCCGCCATTGTGCAGGGGTATTCGGGGGCAACAGGTGTAGGGATTAGCTTAGGCTCAATGACGAGGTCCAACATTGCCGCATATGTAACAAATTGCAAAACACTGTATTCCGTTTCAGCAGTAGGGAACGGCAACAATTATGATTTTCGAGGCTTGTCATCTGCGGGTCAAACACAGTACACCGGGACGACAAATTTCTTTGGCACAAATAATGTTAAATTCAAATTTTCAGATGGCTCGGTAACGACGTCAAAAGAATGGGTGTTATCAAACGCAATTTTGTATCCGCCCAGTTCAACCACCCCAGATCAAAATGGAGAAATGGTTTTTGAATTAACGTCAGCAACAGAATTAAAAATCAAAGTTAAATCTGGCGGCACCGTCAGGTCTGTCAGTTTGACGCTGGCTTAATTGCATGATGTGGCACTTCTCCCCCCGCTCTGAGCAACGTCTCTCCGAGGTGCACCCGCAGCTCGTTCACGTCGTGCGCCGAGCGCTGGAGATCAGCGAGGTGGACTTCGCGGTGGTGGAAGGCAAGCGCACGCGCGAGCGCCAGGCGGAGCTGGTGCGCATCAAGGCCTCGACCACGATGTTTTCGCGCCACATCACCGGCCACGCCGTGGACATCGCCCCGATTGTCGGCGGCACGATCTGCTGGAAGTGGCCGAGCTTCACTCCCGTCATCGACGCGATGCGCCAGGCGTCCAAAGAGCTCGGGATCATGATAGTCCACGGCGCCGACTGGAAGAGTTTCCCCGACGGCCCGCACCACGAACTCGACCGGAGGTATTTCCCATGATTGAGCAACTGCGTTCTGCGTTGTTGCACGCTGCCTTCGCACTTGGCGCGCAAGCGATCCTCGGCCTGCTCACCGGCAACTGGTGGCTCGGTGCCGCGCTCGGCATCGGGTGGTTCTGGTCGCGCGAACACGCGCAGCGCCAGTACAAGCTCGCCGCTGGCACCAGCATCAAGAATCTCGCCCCGTGGGAGGGCATGGACGTCGTGCGCTGGAATCGCGATGCGATCCTCGATGCGGTCGCGCCGACACTGGCGGTGATCGGCGTTGCGGTAGCGCTTGCATGAACCCGATCATTCTCGGCCCGCTCCTCGAGATGGGCCGCACGATGCTCGATCGCTGGATCCCCGACCCCGCGCAAAAGCGCGAAGCGGAGATGGAGCTGATCCGCATGGCCGCCGACGGCGAGCTGAAGCAGGTCATCGCGCAGCTCGAGATCAACGCCCGTGAGGCAAGCCACCCGAGCGTGTTCGTTGCCGGCTGGCGCCCGGGCTTTGGTTGGGCAGGGTGCGCGGGTTTTGTCTACGCCACGATCCTGCAACCTTTGCTCGCCTGGTACGCCAGCGTGCACGCGCTGCCTACGCCGCCTGAGCTGAACCTCGATCTCCTCTGGGTGGTGATCACCGGGATGCTCGGCATCGGGGGCTTGCGCACATTCGAGAAATCCAAAGGGGTCGCGACGAAATGAGTAACGCCACCAAGAACGTCACCAAGCTGGCCACCTTCTTCGCGGCCAACGTGCGGGCGGATGACAGCACCGACAACAGTGTCGCTCTGCAGGCTGCGCTGAACGCGGCCAACGCAGCCGGGGGAGGGGTGGTCACGCTCCCGCCCGGCAACATCCGCTACGCCACCACGCTCACGCTCGACGGCGGGGTGCATCTGGAAGGACAGGGCGCGCAGAACACGGTGTTGAAGTACAGCGGCGCCGCGCAGGCCATCGTGCAGTCCACCCCCGGCACGCGCATCTACGGTGTTGGCGTGCGCAGCCTGAAGCTCCAGGACATCGGCACGGGCACCTATGGGCTGGATCTCAACTCGGTCTCCTCAAGCACGTTTGACGATTTGCTGATCGACGGGTTCAGCGTTAATGCGGTGAGGTTGCAGGGTGCCAACGGCTTCTGTGTGTACAACCGCTTCACCAATGTCACCGCGCAGAACTGCACCACGGGGTTTCAGTTAGGCGCTGCAGGCAGCAACTCCAACAGCTTCATCGCGTGTCGCTCCAACGTCTGCACCACCGGGTGGAACATTCTTGATTCCAATCAGACCCAGTTGATCGGCTGCCAGATTGAATCAGGCACGACCGGAGTCAGAATTACCTCCAGCGCCTCGGCACTGGCCGACCGCACCACGATCATAGGCTGCCGGTTTGAGAACATAAGTGCCGGCAACGTCGTCATCATGTCGACCAACGTCCGCGAGACCTTCTTGATGGGGAATCACCACGTCACGGGAGAAGTCGTCGACGCGGGCCTGCGCACGCAGGCGATCGATATGTTCGGAACGACGGGGCCAAATCTGAAACTGGTCAGTGCGGCAGCGGCGGCCGCGACGGGGGCGTTCGAGTTTGAGCGCACGGTCTCTGGGGGCGCGAGCCTGCCTGCACTGGTGGTGCGCGACAGCAACACGGGCGCGGGCACGCCGGTGACGATCCAGGCGGAAACAGGCCGCTCCACCGGCTCCTTCTTCAAAGGCGTGCGCGGGGGAACGGCCTATTTTGAGGCCTATGCCAACGGGGCACTGGGCATCGCCGACGGGATCACCGCGCCGGGCACCGTCGCGGGCATGGCCCAGCTCTACGTGGACACCGCCGACGGTGATTTGAAGGTGAAGTTCGGCGACGGCACAGTGAAAACCATCGTGGTCGATACCTGATCGGGCTCATGCGCGCTTGCGGTCATTGGCCGCGGGCGCGAAGCGATCGAGCGCAGTCTCGGCGATGGCGAGCTTCACCCGGAGGGCTTCGACCTGGCGGGTGAGCGCGGTGATGCGGTCGGTGTCGTAGAGGGACGCGCGCAACTGGCCCGCCGTGAAGCTCACATTTTCCGGGCTCCAGAGAAACCCCTTTTTGAAAAACCACCCCGACCACTGGCCGTCGGTGCCGGGCAGTTCGCCCAGATAGCACTGGATCGCGACGTGCTGGTGACCGGGGATGTGGTTTCGCCCGGTGCACCAGCGCCAGAGCGTTTTCTCGGTCACATTCAGGAAACGCTGTACCAAAACCAATCCCTCACGGGATATAAGGGCATTCAGATCGCTACATGCCTTTCGGTTTGCTTCAAGGACCGGCTGGGGACCGATCCATTTCCACTGCTTAACGGGTTGTTTTCTCACGGTGCGCATGGGTTGACCTCGCAGGTGGCTGGTGCTTGCTACATTGCATGTAGCACCTGCGATAGTCAACTGTACCGTTTCGGTACGCATAATGTATATTCTGACTGTAGCAAAAAGTACAGTCAGCCATACACTTAGCTATAAAACGGTGGGAAATCAACCTACAGCATGTGCTTCATGCTGTTCCAGTATGTACCGGGGCTGTATGTTTGGCAAGAATGAGGTCTTCCCATTCATCAATCAACCGCAGGCTGCAGCCGGCTCGGATCTGCGTGGTGTGCGCAAGAAAGCGCATGGATGCGGCCTCTTTTGAATCCAAGCGCAGCACGGTGCGCCAGGTGAGAGAGGCGCGCGTCTGGCGCTGAAGAACGAAGCGTCCTTTCTTGTTCACAGCACCACCTCGCCCAGGCGGCTCTCGCCGTAGAGCGCGGCGTAGGCGACCAGATCCTCGCAGGAGTCACGGTGCGGGGCAGGGCGCTGGTTATCGCGCACCATCTTCAAGAGCGCCATCAGGAGCCAGCCCTCGGCCTCGGTCAGAGTGTGCCCGGTGATGGCGTTGAAGGCGCGCACGGTGCGACCCATGCTGCGCTCGCCTTCAGGCTGGTCGTATTGCTGGCCGCGCTGGCGCAGGTGATGCGCGGCTTGTTCGAGTAGGGTGTGGACGTTCATCGATTCCTCCGTGTTAGATCAGATCGGGGCAGGTGTTTTCAATCAGGGTGTAGCGGTAGAGCCCGTGACCCAGGTGGTCACGCTCGACCAGGTGTGCGCCGAAGCGCGGTTTGCGCATGTGTCGCAACTGAGCGCTGACACTGGCAGGTGGATCGCCCGTGATGCTGGCAATCTCGTCAAGCGTCCGGGGCATCCCGTCGCGCATCAGCATGAACACCCGCAGGTACTGGCTGGAGAGGCGGAGCGCATCGCGCGCGTCCTCGTAGTCGGCGCCGTTGAACTGCATCACCGGGCTCCCTTCATGTAGTCCATCAGCAAGTCCTGCACGCTGCGCTTGCCCGTGCGCCTGACCATCACGAGCTCATCCACGGTCTGCTTGGCGACGATGTAGTGCACCATTACCGGCCGGTTGAGCCCGGCCTGCAGTTGGCGCATGGGTCCGACGCGCTCGATCAGTTGGTCGTGGTTCTCAAGTGACCAGTCCTGCGAGAAGAACACCACGGTCGCGCAGTGCTTCTGCAGCCCGTCAATGCCGTGGCCCACGCTGGCCGGGTGTGCCAGCCAGTATTTACCCCGCCCGCTCTGCGCCATCGCGAGGCCTTCTCGGGTGGCGAGATCGATGGCGCCGCTGAAGCGCGAGAGCAGGCGCGCGCGATCGGACTGGAAGTGATAGGCCACCAGCAGGGGTTCATCGCCCGTGGCCTCGCCGAGTTCTTCCAGCGCGTCCAGCTTCTCGGTGTGGGATTCCGCCCACGCGCCAGTGCCGTCGGTGTAGACCGCGCCGTTCGCGAGCTGCAGGCACTTCTGCGTCTTGGCCGCCGCGTTCAGCGCCTCGACCTCGGAGCCTGCGATCATGGTGAAGAGCTCGCGCTCGAGCTCTCGGTACTGCGTGCGCGCCTTAGCCGGCAGGATCACCTCGATCGTGTTGGTCACGGGCTGCGAGAGATCGAACCAGTCCGCAGGATCCAGCGTCAGGCAGATATCGGACAGGCGCTCCTGGATCTCCTCCTGCGCGCCCGGGCGGGGCGTCCACCGGGTCCATGCGCCGTTCGATACCGGGTGGAAGAAGCGCTCGCGAAAGGAATTGAACGTGCGCCCCAGGCGCTGGCCGCAATCCAGAAACCACATCTGGCCCCACAAGTCTTCCAAGCCGTTGCTGGCCGGCGTGCCGGTGAGATTGATCCAGCGGGTGACGTCCTTGTGTGCGACGCCTGCCAAGGCCTGCGCTCGCTTGCCGCCTTGCCGAAGCCGGAAGGATTTGAGCTTCGTCGACTCGTCGCAGACGACCGTTGCAAAGGGCCACGGGCGCCCCTTGAACTGGTCTTTCAACCACGGCAGGTTTTCGTAGTTGGTGGTGTAGATCTGACCCGGTTTGCGCAGTGCGCGCTGTCTCTCAACATCGGAACCCAAGATCGGCACCACCTCGAGCGCGTAGTGCAGGTGCGACCACTTGTCGACCTCGTTCGACCAGGTGTCGCGCGCGACCCGGAGCGGCGCCAGCACCAGTGTCGGTGAGCGCTCGCCGTAGACGTTGTGCAGGAGCTCGAGGAAGGTGAGCGTCATCACCGACTTGCCCATCCCCGGCTTTGCCCACAGTGCGCAGCGCGGCTCGCGGATCATCAGATCCATCGCGAGCTTGGCATACGCGCGGGGCTCGTAGGGCCGTGTCACCTGTCCGCACTCCGCCGGGTGCCGCGGTGCTGGCACTTGAGGCAGCAGGCGCGGGGCTTCAGCCATGCGATCTCGTCTGCGGGCTTGTCGATCCGGCAGTATTGGCAGAAGACTCTGCCCGTGCCCCGGCGCAGGCCGGCCGTGACTTCTCTGGATAGGTCGTTGCTCATTTGAACCCCTGTCGTTTTTCGGCGCACGGTTTGCACTTGATCCGCGGCTTTGTTTGGTGAAGGTTGTCGGTGGACCGAAGCTGCATGCAGTAGGGGCAGGTCACGGTGCGCATAGCGCGGATGTAAGGGGTCGTCATGGTCTCTCTCCCATCAGCAATGCATCCACACCTCTCGTGCTGTCGATCACCACGACGTACTGGCCGAGCTCGCGCAGCCGGTCGTGCTCGCGCACTTGGAGCTGACCCGGCAATTTGCCGGGTGCTTTCAGTTCCACGTAGGTGGCAGGGCGACCCGGTAACAGCACCAGTCGATCGGGCGCACCGCGCCGGCCGACCCATGCACACTTGCGCACTTCGCCACCGGCTTCCTTGACCTGGCGCACCAGGTAAGCCTCGATCTCGGACTCCTTCACGCGATCCCTCCAAATCCTCCGACGTCCTGCAGGATCTGCAGCGTCTCGTTGATGTACCACTGGTAATCGATGTCGTTCGGCAGCGCCTCGGGGAGGTCCATGACAGGGCGTGCGCCATGGCTGCGCGAGACCGTGTATCGGTTGATCTGGTAGCGGAGCGGGGCACTGACCCCTTCGGCGTAGTACCAGCGCACGGCCTTTCCAAGGTACTGGCCCGACACATCGATCGCGCCGCCCTTCACCGTGCGCAGCGTCGTGAACTTCCGAATATCCGTGCAGCCACGGATGGTGTCCTCGACGCTGGTGCCATCGCGCAGCCACCGCACGGCGGCCTCGGTGCAGATCGTCGTGGTGGGGTTCTTCGCCAGCCCGCCCGTGGCGTAGGCGCCTTTCAGCTTCACGGAACCGTCGGGCTTGATCGCGATGTAGTTGTTCACGTCCCGCGAGTAGAGCGCGCGGTAGCCCGTCTCCTCGGTGCTGAACCCCGTGCGCGCTTCCCAGTCGGCGACGATCGCTGCCATCGCAGCGGTGTCGACCTTGTGGCAGCGGATCACGATGCCGTCGGTGTTAGCACTGACGACGCTGATGCCCTCAGCCTCAAGCGCTTCGATCAGCATGAGTAGTGCGAGCTGCCCGGTGAGCGTGACCTGCACCAGCAGGTCGGGCGAATAGAGCCGGCTGTACTTGGAGCCCAGCTTGCCGAAGCTCCCGTTCACCACGATCTTCAGCACGTCCGCGGTGACCTTGTCGCCGGCCGCCTTCGCCGCGAGGCGCCGGTCCACGATCGACTGGTACACGCGCAGGAACTCCTGCCCCATCTGGGCGGGAGCAAGGCCCAAGCGCAGGATGATCGCGGGGTAATAGCTCGCGACGTCACGATCGACCAGGACGTGATCGGCGTCGGCCTCGACCGCTTGGTTCGTTTCGCTGGAGTGCAGCCCGCCGATCCCGAGCCGGTAAGTGCCGGTGCCGATCTGGATCGTCCGGTTGTGCAGGGCGTCGGGCTCGCGGACAGCGCCGGTTGCCATCACCAGGAAGTCGGCGCCCTCGATGTCTGCCAGCAGGGCCTGCAGGGGCGCCGTGGTGAACGCGAGCCACGCGGGCGTGCGGTAGCGGTAGATCGTGCCGTCCTTTACGTCAGCACGCTCCACGGGCTTGCCGCGTGCCTTCTCCACCTCGCGCACGATCACGGCCTCGGCGATCTGTGCGTCGGACTTTGAGCGCAGATCCGTGCCGTACTGCTCGCTCATCCGCTCGCGCAGTGCAATCTGCGGGAGGAGGGTGCGGTAGAGCTCGGCGGTGAGGGTGAGGTCGTTCTTGCAGTACGCGCGCAGCAACGCGCGCTGCTCGGGCGCAATCGACTCGTGCGGAGCGATCGGCAGATCTTGCAGGCGGGGCGCGTGCAGCCGGCCCCCGTAGAGTTTCAGCGATGCCTTGCCGGGTGCCACCTCGATCAGATCGATGTGGTCCAGGTCATCCAGCATCTGGATCTCAAAGGCCTCCGCGAGCTGCCAGTTGCGGTAGTTCTTTTCGATGATCGCGTCGACGGCGTCCTTCAACTGCTGACAGGACGCACCGCCGACCGCGTAGGAAAGGATGGGCAGGTCGAAGCCTGCCCCGTTGAACGTCACCAGTCGGTGCTTGCGCAAGATCCGCAACAGCCGATCCGTGTCCAACGGGTGGCCCTCGAACTGCTCAAGCTCAAAGGTTGCACCTGTGTCCACGTTCATGCCCGCGACCAGGAAGTAGTCACGGTAGATCTCGGTGTCGATGACGATGGTGTTCACGTTCACTCGCTGACGTTCAGATCGCCGATCGCGTCAGCCTGAGCGCCCATGCGCAGCTTCGTTGCGATCACCTTGCACTCGGTGGCAAGGCTTGCCTGGATCTGGTTTGCCAGTCCGATGATTGTCTTGGCCTCGTCCAGAGGAAGCTCCCCGGACTCGGCTTTTGACAAGGCGTTGCAGAGCATCTTGCGGATATCTTTAGTTCTCATGCGTTGGCACTCCTTAGTGCAGACTGTGCATTGCGAATTGCGCGTCGAATGATGCGCAACTCATTTTGGGTTTCATCAAGCGAGTGCACTATCTGTGCGTTCCAGCGATCAATCGCTTCCTTGCGTACAATCTCCTTGCGGCGGCGTATTTCACGAATGCGGTCGCGTCGATCGAAAACATCCCACTGACGGAACTGCGTGTCGACATCGCATTTTTTGTCGTCTCCAAACACAAGGCGTGCTGATCCTTTAAACGGCAGTAGTGCGGCATTGCGCGTGTTCCACATTGCTTCAAAACGGTCACATATTCGGTCAATAACGCGGTTGTACTGGCGCACCGTTTTTAAGTGGTACCTACGACAATACCGATTGGCACATTGACGAATGATGTGTGGGTATGTGCATCTCCACCCTAAATAAAAATCCACTGATAATGATTTGCCGCTTTCGCCTTCACACCAATCCCATGTGGGGTCGCGCCTGCGTTTATTAGCAAACGCCTGATGCACTACCCACAAGCCGTGGGCCATCCTTGGCCCCTTGGCGATAACGCTCACGCAAAGTCATCCAGCGCCACTTCGATCTCATCGAACTCATCTGGCGCGGCAGCGCGCGAGCCCGCCCCGAACGAATCCCCGTCGCGCACAAACTGGACACCGCGGAGCGTCGCGTTGATGCGCTTGCCGTAGGCGTTGTCCTGCGCCCAGAGCTCGATCGAGGCGTTCACGTAGCACCCGGCGTAGGGCTTGCCAGAGCGCTCGGTAAGCGCCTGGCGCGCGGCGTCCACCACGGTCGGGGGTGCGGTCTCCTGGGCACTGGCGGCAACGAACATCGTGCCGGCGAACCCGTCGTACTGGGCTTTCTCGTCACCGTCGTGGAGTGCCACCTTGCCGACCTTCTCGAGGCTGACGAGGATCGCGGGGGCTTTGTCCTTCCACTTCTCTTTGGCGACCACCTGGATCGCCTTCTTGATGCCCGCGAGCTGCGGGTCGTCGGCTTCCAGCAGAAGCGTTGCGCTGTAGCGGGGTTTGCCCTCGCCGTTCACGGTGCGGGGCTGGAAGAGGGCGGGGAATGCGAGGCGAGCCTCGCGGATCATGACGCGGCCAATCGGTTGTGATGCATTCATGGTTTCAAGCTCCAGG